GCCGCGGTCTCGAGGACGAACGTGCTGCCTGGGTTCACGCGACATTCTTCCTCCGCAGCCGCTCGGGCTGCCACCTGATCCGGGTGATCGACCACGCGCGCGAAGCTCTCCGGCAGCGGCGGACGGGTCATGTGACCGTCCACCAGGATGTCGCCGGAGTTGTTCGCGATGACCACGCGATCATCTCGGCCATCGAAAGATCGTGACCGGGGCGACGCCTTGATGGACCGCTTCGCAGAAAACCTCGATTTCGCCACCACCGTCACCATCCCAGTACGAGCTCCTTCGAGTGTTCTTCCCGAGGAACCGATGCCGCAGATCCGCCTCTAGAATCATCGCCCCTAGTGTAGCTTGCTGCTCATTTTCGACATGCGACACTATGGGATGAGCGATAGTCCTGCGAATGATCTCGTTCTGATCAGGCATCAGCGGATCAGGCATCATCGGGTCACTCATGGCTGTTCAGCCACCGGTGAATCTCTACCACGTCATCCCCATCGAGGATGACGCTCGCGAGATGCTGATGCAGCACGGCCAGGCCCAGGCGGTCGGCCACCGCGGATGCCGTGACCTTCGCTGCCCTCGGGGAACCGTGCCAGATGATCTGGATCATCCATACCTCCGTCAATTACTCAGCCGCGTTGATTCTCGCCATAAGATCACGGTTCGCCGCGAGAGCCTCCTGGTCAATCGGAACCTCGACATAGACCTCAGCACACCGGCAATTGCAGACGTTCGACGCGCCTCCTGCCGGGTCGTGCGGGTGCATCATCTTGACTCCACCCACGTTGTAGGCATCGTCCATAGCCACGACGGTGCCGTTCATCGCCGCGTGATCGGCACGGCTGCGGCTGTCCACGATCGACACCCACCGCTTGCGGAGTTCGATACCGAGCGGCTGGATGTCCTGGTTGAGCGATACGGCCTCCATATTCGCGCCCTTACTCGATGCCATCCCGGTCTCGGTGCGGGCGATCAATCTAGGACGGTACTGAAGATGAGTCTCACGGTCGCCGCGCATGACCGCTGGAACGCGCTCGACTCCTTCGTTGTTGATGTAAGAGACGATCTCATACGTGTTCCGGATCTCGTAAGCGATCTGCGCATACGTCAGTCCGTCGTCGATGCCGCGCTTGATCAGCGACGCAAGCTGCAACCGGGTCTCGTCGTCGATCAGCGTGACCTGCGCGCCCACCGTCGATTCGACCCAGCTGTCCCACATCGGACGCACGTTCTCGAACACGGCTTTAGTCTCGCGCAGCCCGGCGGCCTTCCTGCGATGCTGCATAGCCTTGCCAACGAGTCTTGCGCTGTCACGCCCGACCTTATCATAGAGGCTCGTCAGGACGGGCTTGAGATCACCCAACGAGCCATAGCTAGGGTTTATGTTGCCGCCTTCCACCTGGTCCGCGATCTCGTCCAGGCCGGTACGGAGAGCCTTCCGGATTTTCGGTTCGTAAATCCCGGCCCAGTACTCACGGCGAGCGTCCATGGCCTCATTGATCTTGGCGAGATCCTCCGCGGCCTTGATCTCCGGGACGGGTGCGGATGACTGGCCAGTGACGGGCGCGGGTACCACGGGAGCGGGTGCGGGAGCAGTCAGAACGTCGAGCGGTACGAGGGTCCCGGGCTCGAGAATGACATCACCTTCGGGACGTTCGTCGTAGCCGGCCATCACGCGCTGCTCGTTCACCGTGAGCCACGACGCCACCTTGATCTGATTGAACAGGGCTTCACGGTCCTCCTGGAGGGCCTCGATGCTGTCCGCGTCGTACGCCAGGGTCAGCGACTCGCCGAACTGAGGCACCAGCCAGTTGTTCAGGTCATCGGCGATGCGGTCGAGCAGCGGCAGGATGGTCTCGGTGTAGAGAGCCTTCCTGGCCTCACGACGGTTCTGGTAGGTCGCGGACATGAGCCCGACCAGCTCTCCCGGCACACCGAACGCTGCGCAGATCCGTTGAGCAGACCACATCATCGACTTGTCCATCACGAGATCCTGCGGGCTGAACGAGAGCGGTTGCGCCTCGAGGCCACCGTCCAGGATCATCGGGCGGCCGACGTTATCGGTGCCCTGGTACATTTGCTGGATCTGCTGTTTGAGCCGGTCGTATTGCCGATCGTCCAGTTGATCCTGCGACCGAAGGACCATCCCGGGCATCGCCTGGTTCTGGAGGAGCCGGACCTCATAGCGACTGAGTTCGTTGTCCTGGTCGATGGCACGGGCGGCGGCCTCTAGGGGGGACATCCCATACCAGTCGTCCGTCGGGTTGAACAGCTTCATGTGCAGGCAGTGTTCCGTGTCAAGGTCGATCTTGTATCCCGTGACCTCGTAGCGATAGCCCTTGACCCGCAGGGCAGGGTCCGGCAGCACCCGCATCCGGTCGGGACGGAGAGCGTACAGCTCACGAGGAGCGCCATTGTCCGGGCCCACGGCCTCGATGTAGCCGTTCCCCGAGATCAGCAGGAACGAGACCAGCTGTTCCGCCCAGGCCGAATAGCCTTGCTCCGGGTTCGGGCGGCGCAGCAAGCGCAGGATCGGATGATCCTCGATCTCGCGCAGTGCGTCACGGCCACCGGTGCCACGGTAGAGCCGCCAGGGAATGCCGGCGATGCCACGCGCGATCTCGGTCACGCAGGCATAGACCCACGGGTTCTGCTGGTAGCCCTCACGGCTGAACGTGACATAATCACGAGGAGCCCAAACGGCTTCCGGCAGGCCGCGTACAATGGCCTGCGTCGTGGTCGAGGCCTTGACCTCGAGACCCAGCGCCAGCCGCATCCAGTCACGGAATCCCATCATAGCTCCCTTCGGAAACATATTATAGCCTTCGTATACCCGGCTCGGGTGCGCGGTCGAGCATGATCTCCGTGATGCCCCACACAAGGGCATCCATCCTGTCCGGGCTCTCGTGCCCCGGGGTCCACCCGCACAGCTGATCTTCCAGCCCGGACCAGGCGCCCACGTGATGGACCTTCCCCTGCTCGTAGAGGGCCGCCACGGGTTCAGCACGCGCGACCTTCCCACGGGATGCCCGAACCTCACGGATCGGGAGCCTCGACTGCAACGTACCCAGGAGGTGACGCACGAGCTCTCCACCCTGGTTGACCTCGACCACGATCGCGTTCGCACGGTGCCGATTGTAGCAGGCCACCGTCTCCCGCCCCCAGGCGTCCGGGGTGCCGCGCATCGAGCGATCATCCAGCACGTACCCGTGCCCATCAGCCCCGAGGCCCACCACGATGATCCCTGTCTCGTCTGCTTCCTCGCCGGCAGTCACGGCCGGGTCCACGGCGACCACGACGCGCACCAGTTCCGGCAGGACGTGCCTGCGGTTCGCGTCGATCTCGCCACGCTGCCACAGGGCGGCCGGGTTGTCGTCCAGGTCCTCGCCGAGCAGCTCCTGGCGGCCGATGCGGGTGCCCTCGTACCGGGTGACGATGGCATCGAGGAACTCCCGGGCGAGGTTCGCGCGGTTCTGGAAGGTCGTACCACGGGTGACCACGGTCCCGGGGTCGGCGGCGATGCGCCGCATCAGCTCCGTCGGGCGTGGTGTGGTGGTCACGACAGCACGAGGGTCACTCCCGAGACGCAGGCCCATGCGAAGTTGATCCCACGAATCCGGGTAGCGCCAGGCTCCGACTTCATCACACCACGCCGCGTGATGCTGGGGTCCTCGCAGTCGTTCGGGTTCGTCGGCGGAATAGCAGTAGGCCAGCGCCCCCGAGGGGAACACGAGCCGGCGGCGGGAAGGTTGATACTCCGGCCGGTCGTCAGGGGAACAGATCGACATGATCCCGGAGTCTCCTTCGACCATGACATCCCTCACGTCGGCAGCGGTCGGGCCCACGAGGGCGATGCGCCCGAGGGACCTTGCCTGCTTCCGCACCCACTCAGCCCCGACGCGGGTCTTGCCCCACCCGCGCCCGGCCTTCACGAGCCAAGTCCGCCAGGAGCCCGCGGGGGCGAGCTGCTCAGGCCTAGCCCAGAACGGCCACGAGTGCCGGAGCGCAGCCAGCTCGACGGGTGTGAGCTTCGCGAGGATGCTCTCCCGGTCGGGATGCCCGGCCAGGTCGTGGAAGTTCACAAGCTCCCCTGGTCCTGAGCGGCGGCGATGCGGGCCCGCGCGATGGCGGCGTACTCCTCCGACAGCTCGGCCCCGATGAACCGGAAGCCCTCGAGCACGGCTGCCTTGCCCGTGGAGCCGGAGCCCGTGAACGGATCCAGTACGAGGCCACCAGGCGGCGTCACGAGCCGGCACAGGTAGCGCATCAGGTCCGTGGGCTTCACGGTCGGGTGGATGTTTGCGCGACGGTCACCTGGTTGCAAACCCTCCTCGCGGTCGCGCTTCGAGGCTTTCGCGCAGTAGAAGAACCGAGCAGCGGAACCTCCAGCGTCGTCGTGAGTGTTAGACGGGTCGCGCCTCCCAGAGAACCCATCATTCTTTTCGCCGCCAGCCTGCATGAACGGGACAGCGCGCCGATCGCTTGTAACGTTTCGACGTGCCGGCGCCGTCTCCGGGAACAGCCGCAGCACATCATCGCTGCCGTCGTGGATGACGTTCGCGGGCCAGCGGCCGCAAGGTTGCTGAAATTGGTCTGGAGTTAATCGCCCAAGTCCACTGAACATGGTCTTTGGAGTTCCTCCGCTGTAACCACCACCATTTAAGTTGTCTTCCGTCCCCACCCGGCACCCGTCGATGTTCAGCGCCCCGGTGCCGTGCGCCAGGACGTTCGCAGCGACCGTGCCCTTGAACGGCTTCCTGGCCACCACGATCGGCTCGTGAGCAGGCTTGAGCGCAGTGCCCCACCCGGACCAGGTACGGGCGGCCTCGGTGGCGGGAGCGGTGATGGCGCGAGATCTCTCGCATGCTTCCGGGTCGTCGTGGAACGGACTGTGCCATTCGTGCGTCCCCATACCTGCATGTTCACGCCGGCCTGATGGCGACCAGTACTCCTTGCGACCGATCACCTCACGCTCCGCCCCGGCCTCGCGGTCGATCGCCTTGCTCACGTCGTGGCTCTTCGGGAATCCCGAACCGTACAGCCACATGATCTGGTCCCTGATCTCGAACCCGGCATCCTCGATGGCGCAGACCATCCGGTGGTAGGTTCGGCTCCCCGAGAACGCCAGCAGGTGCCCACCGGGCTTGAGCACCCGCAGCGCCTGACGCCACACCTCGAGATCATAGGCGATGCCCGAGGCGTCCCACGACTTGCCCATGAATCCCAGCTCGTATGGCGGGTCCGTCACGATCGCGTCCACGCTGCCATCGGCCATGCTGGCCATGACCTCCCGGCAGTCACCGACCATCACAACGGA